GGTTCGGGAACATTCCCTCGCCGGTGGGGGCGTCGCAGTTGACGACGGGGGCGGGTTCGGATAGACATTCGGCTCTTGATCGGCGGCATGCCGCGGTCAAGCGCGGAGGGATGGCAGAGCGGTAATGCAGCGGATTGCTAATCCGTGACGGCTTAAACCCCGTCCCCGGGTTCGAGTCCCGGTCCCTCCGCCAAATCAATGACTTAGCGGGCCTCGTGCCCGCTTTTTCATTGACTAATCCGTTACCGATGTAGCCTTTTTTGTAGCCACCCGCTCCATGTCCTCGTGCAGATCGGACGTTGAGAGGTGGGCATACTTCATCGTCTGCTCGATCCGGCTGTGGCCGAGGATCGCTTGCAGCCGCTCGATTCTCCCGCCGTTTTGCAGGTAGTCGGAAGCGAAGGTGTGCCGCAGATCGTGGGGGCGGAAATCTTTCAGCCCCGCCGCGACGATTCGCGATGCGATGCGCTTCGACAACTGCGTAACCGCCCACGCCTCGCCGTGCTGATCGGTGAAAACGTACTCGTGGCGGAGGCTTCGCGGCTGTAGCCGAATCTGTAGCCACACCTCTTTGCTGATCGGGACGGTCCGCGGCGCATCGGTCTTCGTCTCTTCGAGGTAGATTTCCATCCGCTTCGCATCGACGTTTCGGTATTCGAGCGTGCAGAGTTCGCCCAGGCGCATCCCGGTGCCGATCAACGTCGCGATGACCTGCGACATCCGCTCGTCGCACTTCGCCAGCAACGCCTCGCGCTCGCCCTTGCGGAGCCAGCGCACGCGCGCCTTCGTCTTAGCGAGGCTCTTGCGGGGCAGTGACTTGACGATGTTGTGTTCGAGCAGATCCCAATCCACGGCGCAGGTCAGCGCCGACGAGAGACATGCGATGTCCTTGCGGATGGTTGAATCGGAGACGCCCGCAGCGCGGCGGTTTCGGATGAAGTCGAGAATCGACGCCTTGTCGATCTGCCGCAGCGTCTTCCCCTGGAAATGCGGGATCAACGCCTTGCCGCTGACCTTGTAGCGCGTGGCGCTGCCGGGCTTGATTGTCGGCCAGTGCTCCTCGGCGAAGCGGACCATCAGGTCTTCGAACAGCACGTCGGCCTTGCCGCCTCGGTCGAGCCTTTCCAACTGCTCCCGGCGTTCCGCCTCGGCCTTGATGGCTACAGCCCGTAGAGATGAGCCAGACGATTCCTGGTAGCGCGTCCCCTTGTGCTGGAACTTGTACCACCAGACGGCGCCGCGTTTATAGACGGACATCTCTTCTGCCCTCGCTTCCAGGTGCGAAACTCCACAGGGTCGAAGCGCCACTCGCCGCCGATCCTGTACGCGCCGCCGATCTGCCCAGCGGCAGCCGCGCCGGAAACCCAGCGCGTCGTTTTGGAAAGCATGTGCGCGACGTCGGCGGTCGTCAACATCGGGGCTTCGGCGGCTTCAGACATCACCCCTCCTTCGCCGCTTCATCCAGCAGCTTTGCGACGTCTGGGTCTCGACGCGCCCACTCGGTTGCACGAATCAGCTTTTTTATTTCGGCCCGCACGTCATCTTGAGAGATTGATTCCCCGGACTCCTTCCTTACGGACATCCGTCTCAGTCGTTCCGCAGGACCGAGAATGTCCCATAGAAGCGGCCGAAACTGGGGCTTGTTCCAGCGCCCTTTGCCGCGCGGATGCACGAGACCAACCATCATGCGCCCTCCGCCTGGCGGGCGAGGTCTGGGGCGTTGGCGCGGACGATGGCCGCCGCGAGGGGCGGGCACACGCTGTTGCCGCACATGCGCACCTGGCTCGCCTTGGACAAGGGCTTGCCCTTGTAGATGATGTCGATTTTGTAGGAGTCCGGGAACCCCTGCGCGCGGTAGAGTTCGCGCGGCTGCAACATGCGCATGCCGATATCGGACAACACGTAGGGCTCGCCGTCGATGTTGACGGTGACCAGGGCGAAGCGCGCCTTGCTGACCACGGTATGCAAGGGGTCGTCCGCCGCCTGATCCTGTCCGCCGGTCCCGTAGTATTTGGTCAAAAAGGCGGCGACGAGGCCGGAATGCAGCCCGCCGGCGGTAACCGTTCCCAGGGGCGCGGCGATGTCTCCGGCGCCGTTGTTGGTGCCGTACATGCTGGTCAGGTGGGCCGTGCAGACGGCAAGCGGCGGGTTGCCGCCGGGGCGCTTATGGAAGCTGTTGGCGGTGATCGTGGGGAACGGTTCGTCGGCCCCGGCCCCGGCGCTGGTGCCGTGGTATTTGGTCAGGAACCCGGTCACCAGGGAATGATGATCGGACGTGGTGACGGTGCCGATCGGTTGCGGCAGGCCATGCCCGACAACGCCGCCGTAGTGCTTGGCAAGGAAGGCGGTAACGAGGGCGTGATGTCCCCCCGTCGTTACTGTGTGAAGCGGGTCGTCCGCCCGCCCTCCGGGGTGCCCGGTGGTGTTGACCACCAGAGTCGGCGCGATCAACGCGAGTTCGCCGCGGCGCGCCGTGGTGATGGTGCGCAGCGGGTCGTTTATGCTGTGGGTGCGCGTCGGGCCGCCGGAATGGGTGATGGGCACGATGAAGGGTTTTGCTGCGTTGACGACGTAACGCATGGTCCCGGCCGCGATCCGGCGGAGGGTGGCGTCCGCCAGGGGCTTTTCGCGGTCGAAAATCGACGGGCAGGGGATCGACCAGTCGATGCATTCGGCGGCTGTGCGCCAGGGCAGGCGCGCGCCGGAGAGGACTTCCGGGCTTCCGGGCTTGCCGTGCGTCGGCTCGGGCCAGACGATGGGTTGGCCATCGCAGCGGGCCACCATAAACAGGCGCTTGCGGATGGTCGGTGCGCCGTAATCGCAGGCGCGGAGGATGCGAAAATCGCACCGGTACCCGCACCGCTTGAGTTCGGTCTTCCATTTCCAGAATTCTTCCCCGGCCCGGTCCTTGGCCGGTCGTCCGTCCGGACCAAGCGGACCCCAGGTGATGAATTCTTCGACGTTTTCCAGGCAGATGACGCGGGGGCGCAGATGCGCGGGGAGGCGGGCGTAGGCGACCACGATCCACGCGAGGTCGCGGATTCCCTTTTCGACCGGCTTCCCGCCCTTGGCCTTGGAAAAGTGTTTGCAATCCGGCGAGAACCACGCCAACCCGATCGGCCCGCGCTTGGCGACTTCCGACGGATCGACCTGCCAGACGGACTGGCAAAAGTGTTCGGTCGTCGGGTGGTTTGCGGCGTGCAGGGCCACGGCCTCCGGGTCGTGGTTGATGGCCATGTCCGGCGATCGCCCCAGGGCCATTTCGATGCCGGTGGACGCGCCGCCACCACCCGCGAAGCTGTCCAGGATGATTTCGTTGATGCGCTGCGGCACCGCGCCGCCGGTCAGGGTCAGCATCCCGGCCTCCCGCTGTTCTCCGGCGCGTTCGCCAGTTCGATCAGCACGTCCGCGTGGCAGGGTTGGTCTAGGGGGCACCAACAGGCAAGGTCTTTTCCGCGCAGTGGATCGATCCATGACGGATCGGATTCGATACACCGCGCCGCATAACCACGAAACGCGTTGGTCAAAGCGCTCGCTGAAACCATGACGGACATCCGCCCGGGCTTGTCCGGGTTGCATTGCCCGAAGACGTAGGGATTGCCCCATCGGCTTCCCCTACCGACGTAGACGGTGTTCGGCGGCATGCGCCATCCCTTGGTGCGGCGGCGTTGGATGCGCTTAGGCATGGTCCGGCCTCCCGTCTTCATCGAAGAAGCGCCGATGCATCGCGATGGCTTGATCCAGGCTCGGATGTCGCTCCATGATTCCGCCTTCGCGCTTCCGTCGCCAGAACACAAGTTTGATGCGGTACGGCGACGAACTTCTGAACTCCACGCGAATAGCCCTGTCGTGGGCGAGAAACACCAATCGCGTCAGGGTGTCGGAATCGAACGTCGAAAACCGGCTGGAATGTGGGCTTACGGTGATTCCGTGGCCGAACGGCTTGAACGGAGCGCCAATGTGATGGAACCCGCCCATGACGTCCGCCAGCATGCAGGCGCATTCCCACTGGTCATCGGTCATCCACGGCTGGCGATAGGCTTGCTCATGCGTCATGGTCCGGCCTCCCGTCGTGGGTGGTGCCGTCAACCTCGATCTCGATTGCCGCAAAACGGTCTTCCGGCGCGACGGCATAGATTCCGTAAAGCGCCGGGCAGGATTCCGGGCCGACCTCGGAAAATCCGACGATGCGGCCCGAAAGGCGGCGGTGCGTGCCGTAGCCTCGCGAGAGGGTGACGGGACGTCCGATGCGGCATGTCTCGGCATTCCAGCGCGGCCCGAGGCGTCGGTATTCGGTGCCCTTCGACCCGTCCTTGAACTGGTCGAAGAACGCGCCCATGAGCGGGATGAAAAGGGGTCGGTCGCTCATCGCGCACCGCCTTTCGCCGAGGCGCGCTTGCGGCGGCGCTCCGCCCTGGATGCGGGCTTTGGCTCGGATGCGCACAGCAGGCAGACGGGCACGTCTGGGGAGTGAACCGTCCCGCACTTCGGGCACATCCAGCCAAGCGACATCTTCTGTTCCGACGGCCACGGCTCTACAGCCTTGGACAACGCCCTACGAAAGTCATCCATGTCGACGAGAGCACGGGAAAGGTGGTCTGGCCGATCGGCAAAAAGACCGCTCATCGTCTCAGCCCTATAAGAATTTCCCGCGCCTCTGCCAGCGCCCCTTCCAGCGCGGCGACGCGGGCACGAGCGCGGTCTCCCTCGCTGGCTTCGCTCTTTGCGGCGTCAAGCGCACAAGCGAGGTCCTCCTCCAGCACTGCGGCGCGGGCCTGTTCTTCGGCAAGCCGCTCGTTCGCGGCGAGGCATTCCGCCTCCGCCTTCTCGGCGCGGTGGCGCTGCTTCACCATCTGGAGCGACCTGTCAACAAAAGCCCTGTAGGAGCCGGGACTTTTCGGCCTCCGCCTCTTCCGCCCACTTCACAGCAGCGTCAACAGCGGTGTCGATCTCAGCCTGGGTAAACGCGCTCTTGTCGATGTCGGTCATTTCAGTTCCTTCCGCTTCCTCGCATAGACCCCGCGCAGAAGCCGCATGGCCTCGCTGTGTTGGTCCGGTATCTCCGCCAGGGCAGAGCTGTATTTCCCCGCCGCCGCGTCCAGTTCGGCCGCCGTCCGGGCCCGCGCGAACGCAACCCCGGCGGCGTCTATGGTGGCCTGGTCAGACAAGCCGGCTGTCCAGCCGCGCGCGCAGTTCGTCGTAGACACCTGCTCCGATCTCTCGGCAGACATTGACCGGCAGCGCGTCCCACGCCGCGTCCAGTTCGGCGACGGTCTGGCAGGCGGCGAGCGTGGCGCGGGCGGCGGTGACGGGATCAGGCGTTTCGCCGATCTCGCCGGTTTCCGGATTCACCGCGGTTTCGCCTTCGATGGTTTCGCCGTGCGGATGCTGCTCCGGCGCGAAGGCGGACATCTGATCCCCGGCGCTGTCGTATCCGAGCGCGGGCTTGCGGGTGTCGGCGGCGACGGCGCGCGACGCCTTGCCTTCCTCGAATTCGTACATCGCGTCCATGCGGTTGATGACGCGCTCGAGGTCCGGCGTCAGCGGCAGGCGCTTCGCCAGGCGGCGCACGGCGGTCTTGCGGGCCATCTCCTCCCACCACGCCTTCCACGGGCCGTTTTCCCCGGCGCGCGATGCTTTGCGCACCTTCTCCACCTCGTCGATGGTCATCACCTCGAGGTCGCGGCAGCCGTCGGCCATGACGGCGACGGCGTAGACGGCGATCGGCTTGCCGCGGTCGCCCAGAACCGGGTTATGGGTGATGGTCGGCTCGAATCCGTAGGAGAAGGAAAACTCGTCGTTTTCGTAAACGACATAGGCGGCCAGGGTCTTCACCTCGCCGGAGTTGCGAGCCTTTTTGTAAATGCCCGCGATCATCGGCATGTACTGGACGGCCTTGATCCAGACGTCATTTCCCCCGCGCTTCACTTTGGTGTTGTAGACGACGAGGGCGGCCTCTTTGCCGTTCGGCAACAGGCCGTCGGCGGCCGCCTCGACGCACGACGTGAACAGGCTGGGACGGTCGGCGGCGACGAGGTCCGGCGTCTTGGCAAGCGCGGTGATGACGATGCGCTGGAACTTCTCGACGCTGATATGGTCGGGCAGAGCCATCTTCACCTGATCGGCGAAGGACGGCGAGAGAACCTGGCTGCGCACTTCCTCGAACGGGGTGATCTGCTTGCTCTGAGTCTGCGTGGCGACGGCGGTATTCATCGTTTGATCTCCTTGATGGTGAGTGCGCCCCGGTAGGTTCCGGCGGCGATGGTCTGGGTGCGCTCCTTGCGGTGCACGATGGGATAGGTGACGCGAAAGCCGGAGCCCTCGGCGCGGGTGGCGTCCTGCACCTTGAGGGCGATCTGAGCCTTCACGGTGCCGAGCAGGGCGTCGGCGCGCTTGCTGATGCGGTGCAGGCGGCGATACCGCGCGCAGAGGTCCGGAAAGCGGTTGTCCCCGGTGAGGTCCAAGGGCGCGGTGCGCTCGCCGGTCAGGTAAAGCTCGGACGCGGTTTCGATGTCGGCGAAGCCGTCGGGGGAGGCGCCGTCGGCGATGCTGTCCCAGAAGGCGGCGACTGCATCCTCGATGCGGGCGATGGTCGGGGCGTGCGCCGCGATGCGGCCGCGCAGCAGCCTGTTCCCACCGACACAGGCGACGATCCAGCCGTGATCGGCCTTGCCGCCGCCTGCCGCGATCTGGTGCTGCACCTGCAATGTGATGTCCATCGGCGGGGCGGTGATTTCGTCGCCGCCGGCGGCCCACTCGTCGCGGAAGATCAGCCCGTCCACGTTCTTGATCTCGACGGGCGGCAGGCCGGGGGTGTGCAGTTCGTAGTCGCGCGACGCGCCGAAACCTGAGATGTCCGGGTGGGTGATGTAGCGGCGCACCTTGCGCAGCGTGCCGGACCACTCCGGCCACTTCTCGGCCGCCCACGCCGCAATGGCGGGCTCCATGTGCTGGCCAGCCTGGACGCGCTCGGCTTCGCTCAAGTCGTCCGGCTCGATGTTCCCGGCCTTGATGTGCCAGAGGCGGTAGCCGGTGGTGTGGCGCGACAGGCAACCGAGGACCGCGGCGTCCGGCGGGATTGGCTCGAACATGTGCGGGTAGCGGACCTGCCCGTCTTCCGTCTCGATGGCGTAGAACAGGCTGGCGATCTCGGACGCGCCGACGAACTTGCGGCGCTCGGAAAGCGGGATGTTGCTCATTGCGCGGCCCTCCCCAGGGCGATCAGCGCCGCGCGCTCGACGGCGGCATCGGCGATCGCTCTGATCTCGGCGGCGACGTCGGGCGCGGCGATCTCGATGTAGGCGGCGACGGCAACCGACACGTCGGCGACGCGCCCGGTCTGGCGGACGATGGATTCCGCCTGATGTTCGGTGATGCGGTTATCCATGGCGTCGGCCTTTCCGATCGGCGACGAGGGCACATGCCGCCAGGGCCGCGCCGATGAGGATGAGGGCGAGGTCAGGCATCGTCGGCCTCCCGCACATTACCTTGTTGGCGTTTCCACTCGGCGATTGCCCGGCGCCTGCCCTCGTCGTCCAGACCGTTGTCGAATGGACAGACCGTGTCCCATCCTTCCTCCAGGTAAATTTTCAGCAGGGCCCCCTCGGTCGGGATGGCTTCGCCAGATAGTGCAGAAAGTGCACAAACTGCCGGATGGTCGGCCGGTAGGCCGTCTTTGGCGATGCGAGCGCGCAGGAAGTGGCTCAGCCTCAGCGTGTTGTGCCCGGCCTTATCGGACACGGACACGACCGCGATATCTCCGGAATCGTCGGAGTTGATCAGCCCGCAAGAGTCGACGTACACATCGCGCCCGTTCAGCGCGTGCATGGACAGGGTTGTTCCAGCGTTTGCAAACGGGAACAGGGCCGCTTCGAGTTCGTGGATTCGGGCTTCCATTTCAGCCGGCGTGTGCTCGCCCATCACATCCTCGCGATGTTGTCGGCTGCGCAGCCGATCCAGATAATCCCGTAGACCAGGGCGGCGCCGAGCACAGAGCCGAGAGCCCAGCGCCACCACCCGATGCGGCGGATTTCCGCGAGCATGTCCGTCACTCCGCAGCCTGAGCGAGCGTGCGGCGCAGAGCGGACGCATCGGCCGCATAGCGCTTGGCCAGGCGCAGCCGATAGATTGCCGCGTACCGCAACCGGGCCACCTCGGCCAAGTGTTGCACCAGCACGCCGCGGTTGACGCCCTGCCACTGGCGGACGTCGTTCTCCAACGTCCAGCGCAGGGTGGAGAGGTCGATCTGCGCCAAGCGCTGGATATTTGCGGCGCGCCATTCCAGGTCGGTGATTTTGTCCTTCACGCTGCGGAACTCGGTCCAGTGCTCCTCGCTGTCGCCGTAGGATTCCGAGCGGCGGAACGCGACGACGCCGGACGGGCGGCGGTCGATGTGACAGGTGGTGCCGGAATACGGGCTGAGGTTAAAGGGCATCTGAGCCTCCCTGGTTGATGGGGAGGATGAAAACATATTGTTTGCGTGCCGTCAACGAAAAACGCAAACAAGTTGTTTGCAGACGGCATCCCCTATATGGCGCTACGATTTCTCAACCAAGCGGGGAGGGGATGATGCGCGTCCGTCTGCCGACAATCCGAGAGATCAATCGCTTCTTGGAGAGCCGAACGGCTGCAAGGCTGTTGTTCGTGACTCGGTTAGCCCTCGTCGTATGCCTTGCGATTGTGGCACTTGGTGTCGCAAACGACTTCTACAGCCTGGGCATCCCAGATGATTTTTGGGCGGTAGCGCGTGGTGTTGTTGGGGGTATCGTTCTTATCGGTGCTGCGGCATTTCTGATCGGCTGGTGCGCTCTGTCGGGGTGGAACTTTTGGCAGATGTGGCGCGGCATTCGAGAATCTGTCAAGGCCGATGAGGTGTGCAAACAACCAGAATCTCTTAAGGGGGAAAGGTGATGCGCCGTTGTATTCTGTTCGTTGTCGCCCTTTCCGTCTTCCTTGCCGTGCCAGCTGTCGCTGCCGATTCTCCTTCCCCCACGTCAACGTCTCAGTCGGTTGCACCCCAATGCGAGATCATTCTTCCGCCCGGTGCGACACCCCAGCAGATTGAGGAGGCGCGTCAGCAATTGGCAAAGCGTGGTTGCTGCTCTCACCACAAGGGCGTCTGCGGGTGCTCAAATGGTCGGGCGCAGTGCTGCGACGGAACGTTGAGCCCGTCATGCGGCTGCTGATCTACGGCGCCCTGGCGCTGGCGTTCCTCTCTACTCCGGCCCTCGCCGAGCCGCCCGCGACCTTTGCCGAGGCCAAGGTCGTAGCCCGCGACGTGATCTATGCCGGGCATGCGGTGACGATCTACTGCGGCTGCGCCTATACGCCTCGGGGGCGATCTGGCGGCGACATCGACGCGGCATCGTGCGGGATTGCGCCCCGGGCAGATGCGGCCCGCGCTATGCGGTTGGAGTGGGAGCACGCCGCCCCGGCCGCTTGGTTCGGGCGGCTGCGCGCCTGCTGGACGCAGGGAGACCCGCGGTGCGTGGACGGGAAGGGGAGGGCCTACAAAGGCCGGAAGTGCTGCTCCAAGGTGGACGCGGATTTCCAGCGCGCCGAGGCGGATTTGCGCAACCTGTTTCCGTCGGCCGGGGAGCCCAACGGCGACCGCTCGGACAGGCCCTATGGCGTCATCCCCGGAGAGCCGCGGGCCTATGGCGCGTGCGATTTCGAGGTATCACGTGATACCGCGGAGCCGCCGGAAGCGGTGCGCGGCGACCTGGCGCGGGCTGTGCTCTACATGGACGGGAAGTATGGGCCGTTTCTGACGGACGATCAGCGGGCGCTCTACGCGGGGTGGTCGGAAGCCGATCCGCCGGACGAGTGGGAGCTGGAGCGCGAGCGGCGGATTGAGGCGGTGGAGAGGTAGTCCCGGGTTTCTGACATGCGATGATTCTGAAAAATCAGGGAGCGGAAAAACCTCTACTTCGTGCCGCCATCGAGAGTCGACGCATCTACTAGAATTTCCGGGTTGGGAAAGTCTTCAGGATCTACCTTCATAAGTTCGATGGACGAGAACTGAACGATCGCCGCCGGAAATACATGCTTCTCGTCCGGACCAATAATTGCAGATGCGAATGAGAAGTCCGGGCGCACGGTCCAGTGGCCGGTTCGGACATCCGTCTGTTTGAGAAGCACGGAAACTACTTCGCACAACGAAAAAGAGTATTTAGATGGTGTTGCCATGTTGCTGCCCCATTAATTCAATATATCTATGCACGGCCACAGAAAACAAGGTCTTTTGGCCCCGTAATATTTTCCCATGACGCCGCTTCGACCTCGTCCCATTGCTGTCCTGACTTCCTGCGAGCGATGGGTAGTTGGTCGTGGGAAATCATTACAACGTAATGGCACTGGCGGTTTCGGTGCCATGCTCGTTCCCCAGCCCGGTATGAGAGCAATTGAACAACGTGCTGGTTAAGGCTGACTCCTTCAACCTCAGCATCACGAGCCAGCCGAGCGTGCAAGCTCTTGCCCATACGGACAAGGAATTTTCCGCTGTATGAATCGGTCAGAGCCGGGCGAGACGGTGCTGGAATTGGGTTGCCGGCCGCCTTCGCTGCGGAAATCCAGACATCAATTGCAGCACGAAGCTCGGTGAGCGCGTCCTCGCGGCTTTCACCCCACGCAGAACACCCCGGGAGGTCCCTGGCTACAGCAATGAACCCTTCATCTTCGTCGCTCCAGAATACCTCTACTGGATAACGATCATGTTCAGAGTTCGTCATCTGCGTACTTCTCCAACATCTCGATAAGTTGCCTCGCCTGATATGGCGCGATTAGTCCGTTATTTTTTTCTTGAAAATTCAAGATCACTGGCTCTCCCGTTTTGGAGAAAGCGCGGTGGCTAGTACCATTCTGCGCTTTATGAATGAAGCCTAGCCATTCAGCTACTTTGCACGCGTCATCGAAGCGTACGTCCTTTGGGTTGTTACGGATGCTCTCGAGGAGCTTCTGTTTCTGCGCCATGTCTGTGATATCGCATCTAGTATCATATTTGGGGAGTAAGCAAGCTTTCAGGAGTGTCGAGACCGAAAAAAATACGCTCCCTGGCACCCTCCGTCCGTACGTCAGACTGCACGGTCATATAGGGTGAGGGCCTTATCCCTCTTCCCCCAGCACCAACCACTCAACCGTAACCCCGAGTGTCCGCGCGATGCCGCACATGCGGTAGACATTCGGGAGTCTCCCGCGTCGGATATCGCGAATCGCATCCGGCTTGCCTGTCGCCAGAAGACCGGCTTGACGGTCGCTCATCCCAAGTTCAGATAGGCGCTCATCAATGCGTGCGGCAAGCCCTTGGAGAGATTCACGCGACGGCCTGTTTCTGTTAGTATGCATCTCCCGTATGAGGCTGCTCACGCGTCCGAATCTTTGTCTTTTGTCGCCGCATCGATAGCTGTTGCCGCGACTGCCGTACCGCCACCACCAACTACAGCGCCAGCCACTGTAACGACAGCAGTTCCGCCAGCCATTCCCAGCCCGCCGCTTGCTAGGCTGCCACCACCTAGCGCTGCCAATCCGGCAGAACTCGCCGCAGCGCCACTTAGCGTGCCCCCTGCGACCCCGAATCCTGCAGTGCTAACTGCCGCTCCAATGGCGGGGGCGGCAGCAAGAGCTGCGCCTCCTGTTGCAACAGCCCCAACGGCAATGGCGACAGATTTTATGGGATTCTCCCTCACCCAGCTGACAGTGTCGCAGACGACATCCCCCATCCAGTCTGTAGCATCATCGAACCAACTCATTATGTCCCTCCTCACATCCTCCGACCGAACCAGACCACGCGACCGATCACGCGCACCTCATCCAGGGTGCGCTCATAGGCACCGTGGTGCGGGTTGTCGCTGATGATCCGCACCGTCGGCGGTTCCGACATCGGCACATGCTCCAGGCGCTTCACCACGACGCCCAGGCCATCCCATAGCGCGAACACGCCGCCGGGAGACGGAACGCTGTCCGCGGTATCCACCATCACCCGGTCGCCGGATTCCAGGGTCGGCGTCATCGAATCGCCCTTGACCTCGATGAGGTAGACCTTGGCCGGGAGCACCCGTAGTTCGTGTCGCACGTAGTCCTGAGGCAGCGCCCACGTCGCTTTTACATCGTCGCAGGCGGTGCAGTTTCCATATTCGTCAACGTGGTTGTGCTCACGCGCCGCGATGCCGCCGCCGCCCATGCCGCCGCGGACGTCGATCTCGTTGATGACCACACCCTCGGGTATCCCGCTGTCCACGGAGCCGAGCACCGGCACGTCGCGCGGCATATCGCCGAAGATTGGCGCCTCTGGCGCAGGGATGGATGCTGCCATTCCTGGTACGAGATCTCCAGGGCTACATCCAAGCGCATTGGACAAGCGGCGCAACCAATCCACGGTGAGCTTACGCTCGCCGCGCTCAAGCATGCCGATCATCTGACCGCTCGTGCCCGCCAGTTTGGCAAGTTCACGTTGGCTCAGGTTCAGGCCTTCTCGGCGCTCTGCAATCCGGTTTTCCATAGCCCCGATCATAAACAATCTGTTTTCCATTGACTGCAAACAATGTGTTTGCGATGATGTGCAAACAATCCGTTGTTTGAGGCCGCCGATGGAACTCTCCGCATATATGCAAAAGACCGGGAAAAGCGTCTCCGGCATGGCTGGTGAGATTGGCGTGAGCGCAATGGCGCTTCGCTACTGGCTTACCCGCAAGCGCATCCCGCGCCCGGGAACCATGTCCCGCATCGTCGCGGCCACCGGCGGCGCGGTCGGGCCAGCGGACTTCTACGACACCGAGGCGGCGCAATGACCGGCCTCACGAAATCGGCGGACGCCCGTAAATCGCTCGGGCACAGAGGGATCAGCCGGACCTCGGAAATCCAACCGGAGATGGCGCTGGCGAGCCAGAGTGCCGCGCGGCACAAATCGCCAAGCCGGAGTAGTGACCGGCCCGCCGATACCAAACACCCAGGGGAGGTCATGTACGGCTCGCAAGGCCCCATGCACCTTTTGAGGGACGGTACGACCGTAGGGATTCAGTCCGCCTCCCCGCATCATTTCCTTCCCGCCCGCTTCCTGTCCCCCTGGCGG